GCACCATCAAAATTGGCCATTCGCACCTGTCCTCTAAGTTTAGATTCACAAGGCAATCCCTGTATTGTTGGTTTAGAAAAACCAAGCATCTTAAAAATATTCACCGCGGCTGCAGAAATCCAGCCCGGCTTTGTAAACATATTACCAATAATTGGTATTTTTGACATAGTTTTCACAGTATCGGCAATTTGGCCAATACCGGAGAAAGTTGTTGCATTATCTTTTAATTGTTTCAATTCCACACCTGCTTGTGCAAAAATCTTATCAGGTTTTCTCAAATAAGATTTATTGTGATACATCGCCGTCATATCATTTTGAGTAAATTGACCAGAAGCCAATTTAGCTGCTTCAGTAACAAAATTTGGTGCACTACCAGTAAATATATTAGAACCAGTAGGATATTGAATATCTACATCTTCCAAATGCGCCCAAACTGTATACTCCACAGAACCAGTACCAGTAATCTGATCTCTCAGTTGACTATATACAACTAAATATATAGAGCCGAAAGATCCCTGACCAGTAATCAAATTATAATAAACGTGTGGAGATACATATGGTATTTTCATTTCAATTTCAGTTCCAACACTTAAATCAAGATCAGTACGCGGACAACCGGATCTCCCTTGTAAAGTAGAATTTACAAGTGCGACACGATTTGGCATATACTGAGCATAAGGAAAGTATTGCAACATCAATCTACCCTGTTGAAAAGGTTGAGAATTAACCTGAACCTTTATAACAAGAGTTGCGCGCAAACCAACAAAACCACGTAATTTATCCTGATACATTGTATTAGCTATAAGTTGTTCAGGAAAGTTTGCCGTGTATAATTGAGTTTCAGTCGGTGTGGCCGAAGACCACAAACCAGTTTGTATAATTATCGGGCGTGACAAAAAATCACGTATATTATGTATGCGTTCCTCACGGGTTGTCATTGACAAATAACCATGAGAAAGATTTGTGATATCAGGGAGGGCACTAGACGAAGGAATAACTCCTTCACTAGAGAATTGAACAATTTCTTGTTGTTGTGAAGATAGTTGCCTATCTTCATTAATTTGTGTATTATTTTCTTGTGAGTTGGCAAGTAAATTTCTTTGATGTAACGACTACTTAATCAGATACATCGCATGGTGGGTTTCTTGGATAATGTGGGGCTGCCACTGGACATCCTAGAATATAAGGTTAAATAACCAGTCCAATTCTTATATTAGCAATACCTGTTTCTTGATTAACCACCAAATTTTGTATAAACAGGTAAGATCACAATATAAGTGTTAAAATTGATATAATGCATCTGCCTGATATGAAATATCACGCAAATATGCATTATATGTTAAAATTTGTGGTATAGATGGTAAATCTTTTGCAATTCGTGTAATACCACTCTTTAATTTATTGAATTCATCTTCCCCATGAAATACAATTTCACGAAATGCAGTTTCAATATTGTTCATTAAAATTATGTTTGGATCAATAGTGTTACGAGTCCAATTTAACATTTCATATATAACTTCAATTTTAAGTGGAGCAACAGTACGTTGTAATTCTTCGCTATATCGGAATCCTCTCTTTAAAAAGAAAATGTCCTCCAAAGTTCTAGATTCTACTATTACTCCAGTTTTACCCTCATCAGTATACTCATGTTTCATTTCTAACATAATTTCACTAATTTTCCTTTGATTAAAATATTTGATAACATTTTCAGAAATATTTAAACAATTATCATCACCATATGTTACTAAAGAAACATTATTTCTGAAATGTTTCATAGATGATAATTGAGGATAATCCCTTTGCATAATTCTTATCCAAGAAATACGCATAATTATAGCATTATATAAACAATTTATAATTACAGTAAATGGATTACCCGAGGGTTGAGAATGAGTCCACATATATACGTTATCACCATATATGTGTACAGAATGTACCAAATGTGTCCATAAGCCCAAACATGTCTTTAACACATTTAATCCTTCTGTCGTTTCAAAATCATTAAATTGTTTCAACCAATTTACAAAAATTTCCCAAAATATAGACCACAAAACCTGTGATACTAATGATCCATCGAAATTTCCAAAATCACCTGCAACAACATGTTTACCCTTTGATTTTAATTTTTTTGTAATACGTTCCCAATCCAAAGAATAAGGATTAGTACCCACTGCAACCTCATTATCAATACGATTGTGCATCAACCAAGCCGAAAACGGTAAAAAGTATTTTCTAAAAGCCACAACGAAATGTTGCGGACCAGCGGAAAATACACGAGTTTTACCCACATCCACCTTTGCTATCTCACGTCGTTCATCCTTCAATGTATCAATAAATAATACACCAGTAATTTTACCCAAGCGACAATTTTCCAATAATTCATCCACATCTTTACGAAGTTGTAATGCACTTGAACTAGTAAA